GCTCCGCATAAACAAACTGCTTGTAGTCCATGCTATCACCAAGAAGACCAGTTTCAACTTGAGAATAAATGCGATTGAATAGTTCAGTGGTTGAACCATCCGCATTGATGCTCAAATATGAGTCAACACGATTTTGCGTGAATGATTCCCAAAGCGAAATGTAAGACCCATCGTTTGTCGCAGAATAATCAACGGAGAAGTGAAAGCAACGAGGTTGTCCATTGACGATTCCTGTAGTCCATTCAACGGGTCTTGTTCCTGTCCAAACTCCGCACCATGCAGGTTGGCGGCTTGATCCCATCTCCGCTGCAACAGCCCAATCCATGACCATTGTAGCTGAATTCAGCGGTTCAAGATATGGAATGCTGTAGAGCAAATAATTCTCAAATGATGTTGCGCAAATTCCCGTCTGATCTCCTGCCATGTATGCTTTCGCTCGCACCATTTCAACGTCTTTGAACAGAACCTGCGACGAAAGGTAAGCATTTCCAGCAACGTCCGCTGAAACCAATCCACCCTGCGAAAACCACCACATTTGACCCGCTTGAAATGCGATAGACTTGCCAGCAATGCAACCTACATTGGGGAACAAAATTGTCTGGAAATTTGGAGTAGTTCCCCATGTAGCCCTGTCGTAAATTCCGCTTGAGAGAGCATACGTTTCACGATCTGTGAACACATACAACTTTTGATCGTTGTTTTGACCTACATAGTTTACAAGCGCAGTTACAGGTCGAGTAAACGAGAAGTCTCCACGTCCTGATCCAGTTGTGCGTTCCTGCCAGCTTGTAGGGTCGCCAAGATCAGACGCAAGCACGATGTTTTTGTTAGCAATCCAAAGTCGATTGCCAGAATATGCCATCCAGAATCCAATCGGTATGTCAGGGTCTTGCACTCCAGTAGTATTTGATCCATCCCAATAAACAGGATCATTTACGCCATCTTGGATGAACAATACGCGATGCGAAGGAGTTACTGAAACATCACCACCAGTCGAAATGTTTGCTGATTTTGTTGCGAGCGTGAAACAAAATTGTGAAACATTTGGATCAAGCGAAACATTGGTCAATTGGAATGGTTTCCAATCTTTAGGTTGCGTAAGTGGGAATGGACTCCAATAAACCTTGCCGTTTACAGCAAATACGATGTATGGCAACTCATTAGCTTCAACTCCTTCTCCATTCGTGCCGTAAATTTGCGTAGATGTCGTTTCGCTTGCCGCTTTGAATTGCTTGTTTGCGAGAAACAATATTCCACCTTGAAAATTGCCCGGAGGTAGCGACAAGCGCATTGATTGGCCGGGTCTGGTTTGAGCAATTCCACCTCGGAACTGACAATTAACAGCCCATTTAACTTGATTCTCTGGCAATGCCCACGGATTGCGAACAGAGTTTACGCCTTGAGTCCAACCAGCAGTTGTTTTTACCTGCCGTCCAGAAGTAATTTGAGGTGATTTCATGTTACCACATCACAGGGTCAGCACCATCACCTTCCGCATAGCAAACGGAATTGATTTGCGGCACTGCCATAGCATGACCATCAATTGATTCTTGTTGGTTTTTAAGATATCCAAACGCAATTTGCCAATAACGCATAGCTTGATCAGCAAAATCCTTGTCTTCCAAGTCTACGGCATGAACAGCAGCAATGATTGCGCGTTCTTGTTCAAGCGGGATATAGTCATAAACACTCGAAATGCTTGGATTGGTAACTTTGTAAATGATCCTTGCCCACGCACAAGGTTTTCCAATGCGAATCCTGCGGTAACTTGGATTGATTTCAGTAGGATGATATTGACCAATCAGCGTCATGTCGTTGCTGCGTCCGTAATCCCATGCGTAAAGACTAACATATCCATCAGTAAGAGGCTTTTCAATATGTGCAACGCTCTTTACAAAGATTGGATCAGAAATTGCATCAACAAAGAACGTGGATGACACAGAATTGCCTGTTGTCGTGTAAGTCCTGCGTCCAGTTGTTGAAGTCAAATCACGCGCATGAGCAAGCGTGTCGTAAAGCTCGAAAGAATTGTTATCAATACGACGAACATAGTAATTCGTGTTTGGCAGCAATCCAGTTGGCAACGTGTCTCCTTCTTTGGCGCGAGTTACAAGCACTGTTCCTGTCTCGTATAGCGATGAATCGGCAACAATGTTGTTTGATGGTTGCACTATGACATCACGAATAATATCAAGGCTCAATTGCCCTGTTCCGGTGCTTGTCAATACAACTGGCGTAATTCCACTATATGCACGGACGGAATCGCCAATAATTTTAATTGTGTAATCTGTTCCGGCAACCAATGGCAACGGAAGTGTTCCAGAAGTGCTAAATCTAACAACCTCATCTTCAGTCAAAAACGCAGTATTTACAGGTTTAATCAAGTTTGAATCAACTGATGGAGAAACCTGCGTCCGAATTGCATAATATGTTTGACCAGTTCCGAAAGAATCAATATTGATAAGACCAGTTGTAGCTGTAATTGATCCAACAGGAACTCCCAACCCAGCAAGAACAGTATATGTAAACGAATATGTTGATGCGGTTAGAATTGTAAATGTTCCGTTGTATCCAGCAATAGATGCTCCAAATATAGTTACAGATTGACCAGCACTTAGATAATGAGGAGTTGTAGTTGTTGCCGTAGCTGTAGTTGTTCCGCCACTTGTTAATCCGCTTAGTATAATTGTGCTTGTAGCAAGCCCGCCATTTGCAGAAGATGCAGATGTATAAATTCTTGACAATGTATTTGATGCAACATTCAAAAAGAATGGAGTTACGCTATTGTCAATTGCTGGAGATGTTGTTGGCAGAATGTAATCTGTGCCAAAGTAAATTTGTTGACCAGTTGCAAGCGTTGTAAAATCTCCAAGCCAATTATTTGTAAAATCAACTCCAAATGCGCGTGAAAGAACAACGTAAAATGTTCCAGTTCCAGCAGAAGTAATGTTTACATCACTAAAATCAGTGTTTTTAACAGTAAATGTTCCAGTAATTCCGCTCAACGGAGTTTCTGCGCGATAAGCAGTTCCAGAAACAAGAGGAGATGGTAATGCGCCAGTTGAAGAAAAGTTTACAAATACACCAGTTGATGGAGTAATTGTAACAGTTGGAGTTGTTGTATAACCACTTCCAGCAGTAACAACATTTATTCCTGTTACTTCACCACAAAATACATTTATTCCAATATTGTTATCTAATCCAGTATATGACGTTAAAAGCGTGTATGTAAATGTTGTTGCGGTATCGTCTGGTATTGAAGAAATAATTCCAACAGCAGGAGCAGCAGGAGTTGGCAATGTGGATGCAACATTAATTGTAAATGTTTGAAGTCCAGTAACAGTTACATTGTAAATAGCATTGTATCCAACAGATGTTCCTGTGCATCCAGAAATTGTAACGCGATCACCTGTATTGTAATTGTGATTTGTTGCTGTAGTTACTGTTGCTGAAGTTGCTCCTGCTGTCGCTTTAATTATTGACGATACATTTGTATTTATTTGAGGAACAGAAATGAAGAAATCGCCATTGTAATTACTTGTTGTAGCTCCAGAAATTCTAACTTGTTGATTAGAACTAAATCCATGCGGAGATGCTGTTAATGCTGTTGCTGTAGTCCCACCGCTTGAGATTGATGAAACAGAAAGATTTGTGTTATTTACAGTTGCCGTTGCAGTAGCTCCAGTTCCACCTCCACCAGTAATTTTTACTTGCGGAGCTTCAGCATAATTAAAACCTCCAGAAATTTTAGTAAATCCAGAAACAAACGAGGTTGTAATTGTTGCAGTAGCGGTTGCTTGAGAACCAGAACTTGGAGCATCAATTGTAATTGTTGGAGCAGATGAATATCCTGCTCCGGGGTCAGTAATAACAATATTACTTACTGATCCAGAAACAAGAATTGCATATCCTACTGCGGATTTTGCTTGCAAATTGCTTCCAACAGGTAAATCTGTTGGTGCAGAAAATGTAACTCCCGGAGTTACTGTTCCATATCCACTTCCTCCAGAAACAATTCTTGTTGATGTTACAACACCAACAACATTTGCTTGGAATTGCGCTCCAGAACCAGATGGAGTTGCAATTGAGAGTCCTTGTGCAGTAATTTGACTTTCAGTTCCTACCCTTGATGTGGCTTGAATCAGCTTGACAAGAGAATTCGTTCCTGATCCAGCGGTTGTAATCTTAATCGGGTTTACAAAGTTTGTCGAAGTTGATGCCGCTGCATCAGCTTGGTTTTCGTGCAAGGAAACAGAGTAATCGTCAATGACGTTGACAAAGTAGTTTTGATTTGCAATGAGCGGTTGTGGCAATACACCTCCAGCAGTAAATGCCTGCACTTGGTCGCCGTCGCTGAAGTAATGTCGAACGCTGAAAACAAGTTTTGTTTCTGGAACAATTGCCTTCCGAATATCAATGTCAATCGGAGACATTGAACCAGTCGTGTAGATTGGATTGCTATTGCTCTTTGCATCAGAAAGTGAACTAAAGATGTTCAAATTCAGCGAATCAATCGGTTGTGCAAAGTATGTTTTCTTTTGTTCCAATGGCGCAGGAAGCGAAGATGATGGAAAAACAACCTCGTTAGGAGAGTCGATAGCAAATGTTGGGCCGGGAGGTGCAAACTCCAAAGAAGTTACCACTTGAGCATTACGCTGATCGCGTAATTGCATTGTTCCAAATCCAACGATGCTTGAAAGCGCGATAGGATACTGCAATGCTTGAGCGTTTAGCGAGTCGCTGAAAAGTTGGACTGTGAAAGCGTCAATTACGCCAACGTAATATGTTTGACCATCGTTCAGCGGAACTGGAATTGTGCCTGTAATAACCCTTGCAGACATTCCTTGTCCAGAAGTCAAACCATGTGGAGTTGTAGTAGTAAAATCTGTGATTGGATCAATAGCAACATCGCGTGTTGCAATCGTTGCGTCATCAGGAGCAATCGTTCCATACTGGAAATCCTGCTGCGAGTGAATCGGAATTAGAAGGCCATCAACGCCAGTACCATTCGGCATTTGCGAACGGAGAATGCGGTTGTTTTGATCTGTTCCAAGGACGCGAAGTTTCTTGCCAACATCATTATTGCTTTCAGCCACCGCAACAAGCTGCGAAGGCTGAATAATGTCCATCAGCGTTGCTACATACCCTCGGTCATCCCATGCCCATTCGACGGAATTATACATCCCGCCTTTGTTGACATGGTATTGGAATAAACGATTGCGGAAGTATGTCGGAGAACCATCGATGTTGACAGCAAGAGGCACGTCAATGCCGCGAGGCAATGCGAGACTGCAACGATCCCATCCAGTGCAGACATCAACTTCTGCGGTGGTATGCGTCCAATGTCCAGATTCCATCAAGGTCTGGACTGCCTGCTGAATTTTGCGAAATACCTTTTTGGTATCGGTTGATCCTAAAATTTCAGCGCATTCATCGAAGATTTCCGAGACAAACATGGCGCGAAATTAGCGCATGGAGCCTTCTTGTGCAAGAGAATTCAAGAATTCTTCGTCTGCGCCAACAGCAGCGGCTTCTGGAGGCATCATTTCGCCTTCTGGAGGCATTGCACCACCCTTTTGAGCGTCAACATCTGACTTGAGAGTTTCAAGTCCACTTGCGAGTTGCGTAACAAGCGTGTAAATGGCATCAAATGCGTCAGAAGGCATTTCTACCATTACTTGACCACCAGCAGGAGCCATGTCAGGTGTTGGTGCGGCCATTTCACCCGGCATCGCGTCTGTTGTTGGAGTTGGTGCTTCAGTTGGAAGCTCATTTTTAGGAGGCATAAATTTTAATCTTCGTCTTCTTCAGTTTCGTTTTCTTCGGATTCGCCAGAAGCAGCTTTCAAACCCATCTCGATAGCATCTTCATCATCCTCTTCTTCCATCTCGTTTTCTGGCATTTCTTCGCAACATTCTGGCTTGATGCCGCAAATACATAGCTCAACAGAATGACGCTTTTCATTCTTTCCGTTGCGAGTAATGTCTTCTGTGCGTTCCATCACTTTTTTGTAATGGATAACTGCCATACCTTCTTTTTTAAGTTTTTCAAGTCCTTTTACATTGTCAAAGTAAAGCGAAGGATAATGATATTTTGGCGAATCTTCGGATTCATCGGAACCCATAGAAATCGTCATTCCACCAGATTTTAGTTCTTCGCCGAGATCAATGAAATCGGATTTTAGTTTAGATTTTTCTTTAGTGTATGGCATATTTAAGAATAAAAGCAATTGTTATTACGATTACAGATGGGATTGTCAAGTCTGCAAGTAGTGCTTTAAGCGTCCAGTATTTTGGATTGAACCCACCAAACACACTCATATCTTTTCTCAACTTGCTTGGAGATGCTTCAATATTCTTATACTCGGCTTGAGCAATTTCCCTGCCAGCAAAGAAGAATATCCCTGCAATAGCTCCGATAAACGGATTCTTTGTCAGAGCATATCCGATTCCTTGGAGAACAAGGCAGATTAGGATATGAGATATGTTAAGATAGTTTTTCAAAACACTTTAATGTTTGCGTTTATAGTTTAAATTGCTGAAATAATAAATGCTAACAATTCTTCGTATCGCAATCCATAACGATTTCCTGCTGCACGATATTCTTGAATAATATTACCATCATTATCTTTTACTTCTTGAATTTCTTTCCACTCATCATAACAATAAAATCCATATTTATTAGGATCAAGCCCGTGTGATTTCATTATATCACCTACTTGTTGCGCTGATGCTCCAAAATGAATTCGTGCATTTTCTCCTTTTTCTTCAATGGCTGAATTGAATTTAAATTTACGAAGATTTTGCTTTATTTCAAGCGCGGCATTTTTTTCAGCACCTTCAATTTCTAAAAATGTTTTTTCTCGCTCATCAGATGTATTAATTGTTCCGGTTGCTGAATATACAACAGACCATCTAAAAGAACCTAATCCCAACGAAATGCTATCGTCTGGAACTGGGCCAAAAGATTTATTCCCAAGTCCATTTAACGAAACTTGAGAAGATGTTCCATCTACATTTTTTGCTGAAATATCGTAACTAAATTGAGCATTTGATGAAGAAAATGAACTTCTCTGTAGAACTCTTGCGAATGCACCCAAATAAGGAGCGTTAGAAAGTGTTCCATAAGCATTTAAAGCATAGATAGATTCAAGATTTTGTGTTGATGTATTACTTGAATTTTGTTTTATTGCAGCATCATAAATTGGATTCGCTGCAATATCTGTTACATTTCTTGAATGTTCCCTTTGATCTAATGTGCTTGTAGATTGACCTCCTACATACCAAGCCAATTTGTAAGCGAGAGGCATTGAAATTGCTTCTAAAGGCCCAGTTCCATCCAAGCAAAAATCACTGAAAACAATTCCCCTATAAAACGAATCACCATTATTTCCAAAAGCCAAACCAAAAGAAGCAGGATTTAAACTTGCTGGAGACAAACCAGCCCCAGAGTTTATAAGAATTCCACCAGTATAAGCAATTGCTGGAGATAATGGGGAATTAGGCGTGAAAGGAACTGTTGCTTCTTGATTTGCAATATCAACTTCCATCCCAAATGCAGCATTCCCGCCATTCCTTCTTCGAGCTTCTGCATATATTGCATAAGCAGTAGTAGTTTCTGAACCAACAGGAGCGCGATCATTTATTGCATAAAAGTTTCCGCCAATGCAAGCCAAGTCAGTTCCAAGAGTTGTGGGATTATCTCCTATTTTACTTGCACCAGTGATTGCAATTTGACCATATGGAGACAATACACTTAATTCGGCCCTGCTTTGCGCTGATGGACGAATGAATTGTTCAAGCCAAGGATCAGAATCTCCAATTTGAATTCCAGCACCATATTCGGTGTTTTGAATTTTTAATATTCTTCCAGTTAATCTTGAAAGATTGTTTATAGTAGCAGTTGGAATTTGACCGTCATTTAATGGAGATAACCCAGTTATTGTGGCTCCAATATCAATAATCCATTCTCCAGAAGTAGTGATTATAGATGAAATTAAATAAATTCCGTTTGGGACAAAAATAGATTTTTGATTATTTGCAGCAACAGCGGCATTATTAAATGCAGTAGTAGCATCACTTCCATCACCAATCGCACCGAAGTCTTTCACATTGACCACATCAGCAAAGCGATTATCAAGTGTCCTTGCCGTAGTCGATCCAGTTGCAAGAACTGTAGCACTCGATGCGTTGCCAGAGATTGCCCCTACAAAGCTATTTGCCGTGACTACGCCAGCGTTGCTGACTGTCATCCGGTCTACGCCACCTACCCCGATGATTGCCTGTGTTCCGTCTGTGGATGCTTTAATGTTTGCGCTCATAATTGTGGATGATTTTCTACTTTTTCTCTGCGTTCGTCAAACTCCAACGCCTGTTGTTCTTTGATCTGTTGGTTGATGTGGGCAATCAATGGTGCAGAGACACGATAAGGTAGTTCGATGATTGCTGCGTTAAGGACTTGTAGTTGTTGTTCGTTGAATTCAATTTTCATTATTTAAGGTTCGTAATAAGGAACTACTTTTGTAAAACCCCCAACTATTATCTTGAAATATCCAGTTGGATTTGATGGCAGAACCGATGCCGCTCCTGCGGCTCCAACTGTGTTCTGCTGTAAAGCAGACGAGTCTATACCAATCCTTCCATCTTGTCTTATTGAAAAGACAGAACTTCCACTTCCGTCCTCATAAGTAAAAAACGCATTATTTGCAACAGGAGTTCCCTCGCCACGAATTCTGATTCCTATTTTAGAAACAGAATGTTTTACAACTAATGGTTCGTGTGTGCTTGTGTTTGTTGAATCTATAAAAATTCCGTAATTTACAACAGCATTTGAATTAATGTATATTCCAGTAAGAAAACTTTGTGGGGAGCTTCCTTCTCTTGCTATATCAATTCCAATACTTGAATTTGCAGTTCCTCCTGCTGCAACAGTTAATGCAACTGGAACTTGTTGAGATGTTCCAATGCTTCTATCTGGTGGAAGATTTGAAGATGGAGCAGCACCATGATTAAATGAGTCTATTTCATTTGTAACAACTCCTGTGTTTGCATATTGCCTTGCTTCAGCATAAATTCCAAATGCAGTATTACCAGAATTGTTATTTCGACCATAACCAGTTACTCCAGTCGGAAACCCGAATGTTGCTGGAGGATTGTTGTTATTTACTATTCCTATAATAGAATTATTGTTATCTGTTGCTAATACTTTAAATGCTCCCTCTACAAAAGGTGATGGATCAATAGGATTTGTTCCTAAAAAAGTTGCTCCCGATGAAACTATTCTGCGAGGATTTGTTACAACTCCATCTGTTTTGTATGTTCCAAATGGCACAAATACAGGTTTTCCTGTTGCTATTGCAGCATTAAAGGCTGAAGTTGAATCAGTAGTTCCAGTATTATCGGCTCCAAAATCTTTGACATTGACAACATCAGCAAACCTGTTAGCCAGCGAACGAGCGGTTGTGCTGCCAGTAGATTTAACAAGACCATTGATATTACCGCTTGCATCTACACTCAACACATCCTGCGTAGTTGCTCCAGAATTGCCTCGTGCCAGCTTAATCGTGCCGTCTGGTGACGAGGGCACTGCCAGCGTGAAGTTCTGCGTTGCTGTTCCTGATTGTCCGATCTGGACTGCGTTTGATTTGATGAGACTCATACTTGTGGATGATTTTCTACTTTTTCTCTGCGTTCGTCAAACTCCAGCATTTGCTGTTCTTTGATTTGTTGGTTGATGTGGGCAATCAAAGGTGCAGAGATGCGATAAGGTAGTTCGATGATTGCTGCGTTAAGGACTTGTAGTTGTTGTTCGTTGAATTCAATTTTCATTGTTTTATTAAGGAACTATATTTATTGCGGTTCCATTTATCCACAACGATCCAGATGGAAGACCCGCAGAAGAAGTCGGAAGATTATTCATTTGAATTTGACCTAATTCATTTATGATGATTGGTGTTACGGCATTAGTGTTTCCGTAAATAAAAAACCTGTTATCAGAAAGTTTCCCGATTTGCCATTTGGCAGTTCCGGCATGAGAGAAAAATAAAGATGATTGTTGTGAAATGGTGTCACCAGAGGATATATCAATTCGACTGTCAAAGTTTGCAAAGTTCCTAAAGCTTGCTGTGCTTGTTGCATTTGTTGGCATTCTAACAAATGTTCCGATTCCTCCTGTATTAGAGGACAAATCAATTATGTTTACATGGTTTCCTGTAGAACTAATAATATTTGTTGCGTTACCCTCGACCCTCAAGCACGCGCCAACAGTTGTTCCTCCCCCTAAAAATGTTCCTGTATCTACACCACCACTCGGATTCTGCTTAAAAAGAATGCCCCAAGTTGTTGTTCTTGAAATTGCAATTCCATGCTGAAACCAATTTTGTCCAGTAGACCCGTTAACCCAAGTCCTCATAGCGCAAGTTGGTTTTCCTCCAGTTGGAGAGACAGCCATCCCAGTTACTTCTATACCATTTGAATTGAATCCACCCCACGGATTAGATGAAGCGTCTGTATTGTTCCCCATGTCTCTTGACACTTCAACCTCGATTCCGATCATTCTTGTTTCTGAATTACCGGGTATTTGATTTGATACAAAATTTCCTGCCCATACTTCAAGTGTTCCTGCTGGGACATCAACATTATCAACTAAAGATGAAAGCATTACCCTGTTATTTGCCCCCGGTGTTAATGGAGGAAAATCATTGCAAGCCAATCTTAACCCAAGTGCTTCCCCTGCTTCATTTGGTGTTTTCAAGAGATTTGCAATACAAATTGGGCCATATGGCGCACCTTGTATTACTCGACCCCACCAAATTGATGATGCCTTAAACCCAAGTGGATATGTTGGATTTTTGTAAATAGTATTTGGAGAAGCAATCCATAATTTACCTTGTGCCCTATATGCGTTGCCAACCAAATTATATGTTCCTGACGGCACAAAAATAACATCTTTCCCAGAATCCATCGCTGCTACAAACGCATTTGTGTCATCTGTAACACCATCTCCAACCGCGCCGAAATCTTTTACATTCGCCATATCAGCAAACCGATTTGCCAGCGAACGAGCGGTTGTGCTGCCAGTTGCAGTTACTGTAGTAGCAGATGAATTTCCTCCAGTAAAATTACCAGAGATGTCTCCTCCAGTTACATTGCCAAATAGTCCAGATGTTCCGTCGAGAATTAGTGCCATAATATTATACGATTGTGTAGGTGCTGCCAGATGGGATTGTCAATACTACTCCAGAGTTAACTGTGATTGGCCCTGCTGACATTGCGTTTTTGCCAGAAGTAATGGTGTAGTTTGTTGTCATTACAATATCATTTTCAAAAAACAATTTATTTGTTCCACCACCCTTTGGTTGATCACCAACTGTTGTAATTGGGCCAAGATAATTAAAATAACGAATGATGTAGCACAGCAATCCTTCTCCTTCAAGGCGAGGAAAATCATCAATTGTGGCTGGATCAGCACTTGGATCGCACGGGATATTCCAAATAACTCGACCATTTACAACAGACTTTTCAATAGTCCCATAAAGAGCATAAACAAGGTTGCTAATCAACGATGGAACAGACTCTGGAGAAATCGTAGGATATGGAACCTCTGGGCAAGAAGTGCTGGAATAAATTGAGTTATTGCATCCGCAAGACATATAAGATAGATTCCTTTTTACATTGTTTCAAAAATAAGTCAAACATTTTTTACACAACTGTCCATACACCACCCGGAGGAACTGTAACTGTAACTCCGCTTGCTACTGTAACTGGGCCAAATGTTCCTGCGTTTCGTGACACTGGAATTGTATAAGAAGTGTTTACTGTTTGATCATTCAAAAAGAAAATTGCATCAGTCCCTGCTCCTGTTGCGCCTCCGGGTGATCCTGCAGGGCCAGTTGCTCCTGTTGCGCCATCAACACCAGTCGCACCAACTGCACCTTGCAGTCCAGCAATATCTATATTCCAAGGTGTTCTTGGCCCAGCACCAGCTTGATTTGTTACATTGATTATTAAAGTAAATCCTGTAAAAGAAGTAATTGTTCCTTCCATCCAATTCGTTGCTGAATTAGATGCTCTAACACGATTCCCTATACTAAATGCACTATTACTTGAATCTTTATCTACTGAAAATGTTTTACTTCCTGTTCCAATTAAAACTGAATCAGTAGATGACAAAACATATCCAATACCTGTTGAGCCAGTTGCTCCAGTGCTGCCTTGAACTCCCTGAACTCCAGTAGAACCTTGTATGCCTGTTAATCCTGTTGCACCAGTAGCCCCAGTAGAACCTTGAATTCCCTGTATACCTTGAACTCCTTGCAAACCTGTTGAACCAGTTGCTCCTTGAATGCCTTGAACCCCAGTAGCCCCAGTAGAACCTTGAATTCCCTGTATACCTTGGATGCCAGTCGATCCTGTTGCGCCTTGAATACCTTGGATTCCAGTTGCGCCTGTGCTTCCTTGGATGCCTTGTATTCCTTGAATTCCTGTCGCGCCAGTTGCGCCGATTCCAGTGGCTCCAGTAGCTCCTGTCAAACCAGAAGTAACAATAGCAAAAATTAATTGCTGGTTATTTGCAAATTGAGATGTTCCACCAGAAGTAACAAGCACTACTGGAATTGAGATATAACTATTAATAACAACAGTTGGAGTAGCGGTAATTCTCCAAGTTTGGAAATTATTTGAGTTGCTTTGATCTTGGATTACAAATGTGTCGTTCGTTTTGAAAAGTGGGAAGAAAACATCAATGTCATTTCCAAGAGCATCAATGTGAGAAAGCGTTACATTTGTAGATGCTGTTTGCGTTGCGTTATTCCAATACAATGTATTAATTGATGGAGTGCCGCTTACTTTAGTTGTATCAGCTTTGTAATTGTAGAAAGATGAAGATTGCCCTGCCGCACCAGTTGCTCCCGTTAAACCTGTTGCACCTGTAGCCCCTAATCCAGTTGCTCCAGTAAGTCCAGTGGCCCCAACATTTCCTGTAATTCCAGTTGCTCCTGTAGTTCCTGTTGCGCCTTGACCTCCAGCAACACCAGTTGCACCTGTGCTTCCTTGACTTCCTGTTACGCCAGTCGAGCCTGTTGATCCTTGATTTCCTTGCGGGCCTTGGATGCCTTGGACTCCTTGTGGGCCAGTAGCTCCAGTTAATCCTTGTATTCCGGTAGCTCCGGTTGATCCTTGTCCACCTGTAAGCCCAGTCGCTCCAGTAGAACCAATCGCAGCAGTATTAGCAATTGAATCCCATGCAAATCCATTCCAACGCCAACCTTTTCCAGCGGCAAAAAATGTTTGTCCAATTGTAGGAGATGGTGGAAAATCAATAGGCATATCTCAAATCAAAAGGTTTATTTACTTTTCTACTTTGTTTTTGTCAAAAGATATTTGTAGCATTTCCCAGTATACATCTTCAATTAGAGTTCCCATTTCCTCTACAGCGTCTTCTTCAAGGTCTTTAAACCTTGCATGGAGCAATTCATGGGATAATACATTGAGAAGATTTCTTCCAGACTTGGGATTGATAAAAATTGTTCTTTTGTCGTAATCACAGATTCCATCGTTATCAACTTTATCGGTTTTACCTGCGTGACCGAATTGTATTTTCCACAGATGTCCGTTGATTTTCTTTTTTACGATCTTTTTTTTCATGGAAAAAATAATGTGGGGTTTTGTGCATTGCTTTGTTTTTGCGAGGCAA